TCTACGTTGGGAAGGAGCAGTTCCTTTGTCAGTAGATGGCACAGCAACTACACCTTCATTGGCAATCAGTGACACATTTACCATCAACGGTACCACAGTGACATTGGCCGCAGCCACTGCCGCTGGATTTGTGGCCGCAGTCAGTGCCGCTAACATCACAGATGTTAGTGCAGTGGCCAATGCAGACGGTAGTGTAAGTATTCAACATGCCAAAGGCGGTGAACTAGTTCTAGTTGACGGTACAGGTAGTCCACTGGCAGGTTGCGGTCTAGCAACAGGTACTAACAGTAATTGGCTAGAGTTGACCTATGAAGCATCACGTGCCGCTCCAACAGGCGAACCTGCTGAAGGCAGACTATGGTATGACAACAACCTAGGCAACGTTGACATTCTAGCACATGATGGTACTACATGGGTAGGATATCAAACTCTATACCCAAATACCAACCCAGAAGGTCCATTCACACAGGCCACTGAGCCAGATCAACAAAGTGATAATACCAGTCTAGAAAACAACGATCTATGGATTGACACCGGTGATCTTGAGAATTTCCCCAAGATCTATCGCTACAGAAACAGCGAGTGGGTGGCCATTGACAATACAGATCAAACTTCAGAAGATGGTATTGTGTTTGCCGATGCTCGTAACACCGATGACGGTGAAAGCACAGGCAGTGCTGAGATTGCTGATTTATTGGTCAGTGATTATCTAGATCCTGATTGTCCAGATCCTGATCTATATCCAAAAGGCACACTACTGTATAATACTCGTGTCAGCGGCGGTGTTGTTCGTAAGTATTACAGCGACTATGTCAATGCTACAGCGTTCCCAGAAGGTAACATTCGTATGGATGGTGATCCACTGCCTAACACCACAGCTCGTTGGGTCAATGACAGTGGTAATCAAACAGACGGCAGTCCATTCATGGCTCGCAAAGCTCAACGTGCAGTGATTGTACAAGCAATGAGAGCTCTGGTAAACAGCAGTGAAGTATTACGTCAAGAACAGCGTATCTTCAATTTGTTGGCTGCTCCTGGATACCCAGAGATGCTACAGCCATTGGTCAGTCTCAACACAGATCGCAAAACCACAGCATTCATTGTTGGTGACACACCATTGAGATTAAAGCCATTGAGCAATGATCTACAGAACTGGGCACAAAACTCAAGTCTGGCACCAGACAACGGTGACAAAGGTCTTGTAACCGCCAACGACTATGCGGCAATTTTCTATCCACATGGCTTTACCAGTGATCTAAGTGGCAATGACGCAGTTGTTCCGCCAAGTCACATCATGCTACGTATGTTGGCACTCAACGACCAAGTGGCATTCCCATGGTTTGCCCCAGCCGGCCTACGTCGCGGTGTTGTTGACAATGCCACATCAGTGGGTTATGTTAATCCAACAACCAGCGAATTTGAAGTAGTTGCTCTGCGTGAAGGTGTACGTGATGTCATGTACTTGAACAAGATCAATCCATTGACAATTCTTCCAACAGGTGGTATTGTTAACTTTGGTCAAAAGACATTGAGTGTAGCCGCAAGTGCGCTGGACAGAATCAACGTAGCACGTTTGGTTGTGTATATTCGTACACAGTTAGACACATTGGTACGTCCATTCTTGTTTGAGCCAAACGATAAACTAACACGTGACGAACTAAAACAGCAAGTTGAAAGTTTCTTCAACGAACTAGTTGGTCAACGTGCTCTTTATGACTATCTAGTAGTGTGTGATGAAACAAACAACACACCATCTAGAATTGATCGTAACGAACTGTATGTTGATGTGGCCATTGAGCCTGTCAAAGCAGTTGAGTTTATCTATATTCCAGTTCGTATCAAGAACACTGGTGAGATTGCTCTTACAGCCTAAAATTAGGCATTTTAAAAAGCCCAAGCAATTGGGCTTTTTTTGCCTGAAAAATTTCTGGCCTCAAGATTATAAATATTATTGTGCATTAAGGAGCATATAGATATGTCAATTTCGAGCTTAACAAAATTCAGCGTACCGCTAGCCAGTGATCAAAGCGCATCAAGCCAGGGCTTACTAATGCCCAAACTTGCATACCGCTTTAGAGTTATTTTAGAGAACTTTGGTGTTACGTCACCAAAGAGTGAAATCACTAAACAGGTCATGTCAGCAGGTCGACCAAATTTAAGTTTTGATGCGATCACCCTAGAAACATATAACAGTCGTGTATACATGGCAGGTAAGCATACATGGCAACCTATCACAATCGTGGTACGTGACGATGCTCAAGGTGCAGTAACTAAATTAATTGGTGAGCAATTACAGCGTCAATTAGATTTCCTAGAGCAAGCCAGTGCGTCATCTGGTACAAGTTACAAGTTTGTTACTCGTATGGAAATGCTTGATGGTGGCAACGGCGCCGCTACTCCAATTGTGCTCGAAACTTGGGAACTATACGGTTGCTACCTTGAATCTGTGAACTATAATGAAATGAACTACGCTACCAATGACGCCATGAATATTTCCATGACAGTCAAGTATGATAACGCAGTTCAGAAGCCACAAGGCTCGGGTGTTGGATCAACAATAGCAAGAACTCTTGGATCTCTTGCAACAGGTTAATTTCCTGTCTAGGAGGATTTTCTAGTGAGTTTTTTCAAGGATATCTTCGCTGGCCAATTCAGTGGTTGGCGAAGTTTTTTACCTAATTTAAATTTCAAAGACTTCCAACATGCAAGTCGAATGTTTGTCAACGACAATCATGCTCGTGCTCCTAAATTTAAATTTTTATATTACGTTGACATAGAAACAGATGCTCAGTTATACAGTCAAGGATTCGGCCCAAGTCAAAAAATTGAATTAAACATGTTGGTTAAGAGATGTGATTTACCTTCCTACGACTTTAATCTCAGCGAACGTAATTCATATAATAGAAAAACTTACAATTATTCAAAAACCAAATACAATCCTATCAACATACATTTTCACGATGACTCGTCAAACATTGTAAATGCATTTTGGCGCAGTTATTATCAATACATGGTGCAAGATGGTAATCTAGGCGCCGCAAGATTTCAAGACGACAAATATAGAAATCGTAATTTTGTTAACTATGGTATCGATGAATCTCGTCGTGCTATCAGTGGCACTAACCCTCTAAGGTCAATTACCATCTACTGTTTAAGTCGTCGTAAATTTGTTGGCTTTAAGTTAATAAATCCAGCCATTGATTCTTGGAAACATGATACGTTGGAAGCAGCCACAGGCGATGGATTACTGGAACAAAGTTGTAGAGTGGTATATGAATCAGTGGAAATGAGTGCAGGCTCAGTGGCCTTTGATAATCCCAAAGGATTTGCAACCATACACTATGACACTGAACCTAGTCCATTGAAACTGCCTGGTAACGGCCCGTTGAGCATACTAGGTGAAGGCGGATTGCTGGACACCGGTGCAAGTATATTCTCAGATATTACCAAAGGTAACATCACATTAGGCACACTGTTAAATGCTGGCGGTATCATTGACAAAGTCAAACGTGGCGGTCTAGGTGCCGCCCTGAGAGAAGAAGGTGCCGGCCTAGTCAAAGGTGTGTTGACAGGACAAAATCCACTGGCCAGATTTGGTGGACTAAGTTTCCCCGGTACAAGTTCGTCATCAACCCCTAGTTCTAACTCAGGTCAAGGATCAAGTTCCAGTAATAATACTGTTTCACCTCCCTTTGTTTTTACTAGAAATCGTAACCCACCGGCTGCTCCGGTAGACTTGGTACCATAACATGTCATCTAACTACAATGACCTAGTGCAAAATCCCTCGGGGATCTATACTAATCCCACGGAATCTGCATCCCAGGTTAGTGATGAATTTATTGATCCACCTAGTTCAGAAAAAAGCAACAGAACATCAGGTGTTAAATTAAACAGAAAACAATCAACACAAGATTTTTTCTCAAATCTCTACACAGCCAAGATACCCATAGATCAAAACAGTTTAGATGCCGCTGTGGGATTCTTAGTAAAAAAAGGGTTTTCAAAGAAAACAGCCGAACCCATTGCCAGCCAGATTCTGGCCATTGCATACTACAGCAAGAAACCTGTATGGTATTGGTTAGACGAATTAAGTCTTTTACCCAATACCACAGACATCAATCTAAAAATACTTCAAATTTTGAATGCTTCCGGTAACGGAAACTTTTATTTAGGTTTAAAATCTGCCAGCCCTGCTAATGCGTATGTGAGTCGTTTATTAATCAAGTAACATGGCTAAATGGGCACAGGGCATATTCAAACCTAAGAATCCTGAAAAATACGCAGGACCTCGCAACCCTCGTTATCGCAGTAGTTGGGAGTTGACATTCATGCAATTCTGCGACAACAATCCCAGTATATTAAATTGGGCCAGTGAAAGCATAAAAATACCATATCGCCATCCGTTGACCGGTCGTCAAACAGTGTATGTACCTGATTTTTTCATACTCTATGAAGACCGCAATGGACGTAAACATGCAGAGATCATTGAGATCAAACCCAGTAGCCAAACTTTTATCCAGGAAGCCAAGTCTGTAAATAACAAAGCCGCTCTGGTAGTTAACTATGCCAAGTGGGAAGCCGCTAAAAAATGGGCAGAAAAAAACAAATGCTATTTTCGCATAGTTACTGAAAAGGACATTTTTAAATGACACAAAAGTTAGAAGCACTTTTTGAGTTACCCGTTGAAGAATCTAAATCATCAAAACCCGAGGTCGCTGATTCTTTAAAGGAAACCATGGAAAAACTCAAACAGCAAACCATGGCATTGACTCTGAGTTCTAAGATCGATAACTCTTTTTCCAATGTGTCAGAACTTGAAAAGCATGAGCGAGAAATGGATTTGATCGCCGAAGATGCCATTGAAACTTATGGTAATCTCATTGACATGGCCATGAATGTAGAAGCACAGTACACAGCTCGTTTAATGGAAGTAGCCGCACAAATGATGCGTAATGCCATGGATGCTCGCCAGTTGAAAATGAATTCTAAACTGCGTCAATTAGAACTACAGTTAAAAAAGTTGCAGAGTGATCGCAGTGCCGGCAAAGCCGAAAATCCCACAGAAGAAACTCCGGTCATGGGGCAACTCTTGGACCGAAATGAGTTATTAAAAAAGTTACAAACAGGTAAATAACATTATGAAAAGACTAGTCGAATATCTCGAAGAAAAAACCTATGAACTTCGCATTAAGTTTGCGATGCCTTTGACCTCTGACCAAACCACTCATTTGGAAAAGATCATGGATCGTTACGAAGTTGTTAGTTTTAAGCAACCAAAGAAAACACCCATACAAAGCGCACCCATGCACTTTGAAGGTGTTAAAAATGCTGAAATCTATATAATCGACTGCGAAGTCAAATATCCAGCGGCACCGCATGTTGTTCGTGAGTTAATTGTACAAGAAATGCGTGTGCCACATAGTTTTGTTTATGTGATGACACCCTATGATCCTGTGGATCAACTCCTAGATGATGACTCCAAAGACGATGACAGTAAACTAGAAGATGGTGATTACAAAGATGCACCCAAAGTTGATCACAATCAATACTATGGTACAGAATACAATAAAAAATTAGTGTCAGACTATATCAAGGCTCGTGGTAAGGTGGACTATGTTAAAAATGCACCCACTGACAGCAAGCCCGCGGACTATGCTGAAACTAATTCAATGAGCCCGTTAGGAAATAAAAAATGAAAACCACATACAGTATCAGCATTAATCAAACCGATGACCAAGGTCAGCAAGTTGGTAATCTATCGATGACTACCACAGATCAATCAGATCTGTTAAGACTGTTAAAAAATGCCGGCATTGGTGCAGAAGCAGAAGAAGAAAAATGGAGCGATGATCCTGCTGATCATGGTATGTGTCCAGTATGCAGTGCCAAACCCTGTGGTTGCAAC